GCACCTGCTGTAATTACACCCTTATTATTAACAGTAACCGATTGATAAGTACCAGCACTAACTCCACTTGTTGAGGTTGTTAAGTTACCACTACCATCAACAGTTAAGCCGCCTCCAGATGTAATTTGTACTGCACCTTTAGCACTTGTAGTAGCAACAGGAAGATCACCAGCGACTAAAGCTGTAGCAGCTGTAATCATCCCTTGAGCATTAAAAGTTATTCCACTAACAGTTGCTCCAGTGACGCTATTAGTAATTGATAATGCACCTGCTCCGTTAACACTTAACCCAGTTCCAACAGAAACACCACCAACAGCAGAGGTAGTCGCAACAGGAAGATCAGCAGCAGCAAGAGCAACAGTTCCAGTAATAAGTCCCTGAGCGTTGTATGAAATACCTGAACGAGTAGCAGCCGTAACTGTGTTATTTATTCCAAGATTTCCAGACGCTACATTTAACGACCTGTCAATATTTGATGTATTTAACTTTGCTGCTGTAATCGTGCCATCTCTTAATTTACTTGCACCATCTAACCCAGTTGAGTTTGAAGTTGAAGTTTCAACCTTATCGTTTGTAACTGCTCCTGTATCAAGACGGGCGGCGTTAATGGCACTTGATCCAATACGAGCAGCAGGTATAGTCCCACTCGTTAATTTTGCAGCACTATGATCTGGAATATCTGTGTCAGCTAAAGTTCCTGTTCCAGTAACAATTCCCTTTGTGTTTACAGTTACCTTGGCATAATCACCAGCAGAAACAGAGCCTTGAGTTGCTATAGATAAATTTCCACTTACATCTACAGCCATTCCTCCAGAAGCAGGAACAATAACCCCACCTTTCGCTGATGCTGTAGCAGTAGGAATGTTTGTAGCAGTAGCAGTTGCTGAACCTGCTGTGACTTGTCCTTTTGCGTTTACTGTTACAGACGCATACGTTCCAGCAGAAAGTCCACTGACATCTTTTATATCTATTGCTCCTGTATTACTAACTTCAAGTAGAGAACCAGACTCAATCTTTACAGCACCGATAGCACTAGATGTTGCTTTAGGTAAGTCTGTTCCTACTAAATCAGCAACACCGCTAATTAATCCTTGAGCTGTATATGTTATTCCGCTTTTTGTTCCTGCTGTAATGCTGTTTGCTATACCAAGCTTCGCACTAGCGACACTTAAGCCACGATCAAATTTAGTTGAATCTAATTTTGCAACTGTAACTGTTCCATCTCTTAACTTTTGACCTCCATCGATTCCAGTAGTTGCAGATGTAGAAGTCTCAATTTTTACATTAGTAACTTTATTGTCAATTATTGTTGCTGTATCTACTAGACCCGTTCCTAACGTTCCTATCTTTGACCCTGGAATTGCCCCGTCAGCTAAAAAGCTAGTTCCAGAAGCCGTAACAACAGCGTTAACTAGGTCTTTAACAGTTACTTTTTTTGTTTCGGTTGCACTGACATCAGCAACAGCAACCTCATCACCTATCGCTATATCGGCCTCGGCAAGCCGATTTAAACCAGTTATCTGTAGATCAGCCATTGAATCCTAACTAAAAACCATTAGCAATAGTTTAAACCTGTTCGAGCAATATGGGACTAAGATTTTCTTGTAAGATTTTATCTGAGTTCTCCTGTAATAAATAACCAGGTGTGTCACCTGTTTTTAGTTTGACTGCTCCATTCGTTACAAATTCAATTCTTGTTTCAATAACTTCAGCAGGACTAACACTTACAGCAACATTCGTAATGATGCAGTTTGCTTCATAAAAAACATTGTTTTTAGCATTATTAGTATCACGGTAAATATAAAATAACCCGTCAAAATCTGATCCCTGCTGCGTTCTTACAATCAACTGAGCAAGGTAAAAAGGAAATTCTGAATCAGTACCATATTCAGTTTTTCTATTACCTGTCTCATAACTATGCTCCCAAATACAATTCATGGTTCCTTGACCGCTAATTATTCCTGCCTCGTACTGGTTTCTAAATTCATCTCCAAGATTTGTTAAGTCAACTTGTTCTCTACTCGTTGTCATTTCAAAATCTCTTACATTTGCAACATGCCTAAAATTCTCATTTCTAGTCTTTATTAAAATATCTTTTGACGCACTAGGAACAACAAGTGCCAAAGCTGTTGACTGCAAACCTTCAATTGCCTGGGCAAATGTGTCATACAAACGAAGACCTCCAACAGGGTCAACATTTATATACCAACTACCGTCTTCATAAGAATGACCATTAACAAGTTCAAGAGTTGATTTGTCTGCTGTGGCTATATCAACTCGATCTCCTGTTAATAACGAACCAGAACTATGGTCTACGCTAAATCTTCTCCTAGAAGTATTAACATCAGAAGGATCTAACTTTGTTGACAAAGTAGATTGAAGTGAATCTCTCTTAAGGGCTATTTCACCCGACTGACCAAAATAGACACCCATTAGTTAACTAAAGTTGTATTGGTATATGGTGCTCCATTTGCTTCCCAACTAATATCCGCAGAGGCAACTTCTCCAGTTGCAATGCTCATGGATACACCGGTTATAAAAGCAGAGAATTGAATATCTCTTATATCATTTGCCCCTGTTGTTAAACGTAATTTCAAAGTAACTGCTGTTGAAGCTGCATTTTCTCCATCTCCTGCGGACGTTCCTGTTCCAATAGCATTTGTCAAAATTGCATTTAAGTTTGATGGCTTACTAGAAGCTGTGTTGTCTTCGGTGTAATAAAACAATCTTGCACTACCTGAATAGCTTCTAACTCCTGCGGCAAGAGTTCTATCTGTGTCTGCCATTGAAGTAGTTTCAAGAACAGCCATTGAGCCAGAAAAAGACCAAGACTGGATCTTTGCTGCCTTAACCTCTCCTATGTAAAGCTCTCCGTCTTTACCTGAATAAAAAGCCACGACCTAAAAAATCAATACGTTGTGTTTATTCTAAGGGGCATCTAGGCAAGCAACAAAACTACAGCTCACATTGCACCTTCCTTTAAAGACACTTGTTACTTGAGGAGGCCCAGAATATCTCCATCTTAAGCCTTTTCTAGTTGTTCCATCGCCACCAACACCTCCCATTATTTCCTTCGTTAAAAGATTTCCTGAGTTCGGATCGTCAATACCTGCTACACCGTTTGCATCTGTAAACTTAACCCAATTCCATTCTGAATTAACTTCGTCATAATTATTAATTATCAAGCCAGCCGCACTGTCGGAAATATTACTAAAACCAAGAGTCAATCTTGCATTAACTCTCCTATTGCCGTAACGAATATGCGTTTTTGTTCCGTCTAATGATTCAAAATCTGTACTTGGATAATTCCCAGGAGTAAAACTTCTGGAAGTTGGTTTAATGCTTGGAAAAGCTTTTGCAGTTGCCATTAATTAATCCTCTTGAACACTGAATTGAGTATCCCAATTTTGTAAAACAGAAAGGACTCCAGTAGTTGCTTCAGTAGGAGCATAGCTACCAGACACCTCAATTAACCCATCTTCTGAATAAGAAATGGTTTCACATTTATAAACTTTATTTTCTGTCGTTGCATTTTTCACCGTAAACAAACAACCATTAGGAGCAGCCGACAATGATGAAGCAAGTATTTCACCTTCTTTTCCAGGTATCCAATACAAAACGGATTCAGATCCAGTCATGTCATCCTTGCTAACAATTGTCCCATCTTCTAATTTAGCTCCATTTCTGAAACGGCTAGTGTGAGTCACTTCTGAAACTAAACGAAAATAATCACCAGGACTAAGATGCTGAATATATTGTGGAGCTGTTTTAAAACTAATTCCATGATCTGATAAGCGTCTTAAATTAATAGCGTATTTTGCGAAAGTAATTGCTTGTTTTGAACTAGTGCAGAAACCAGACATGTCGAAAGTCTCGATAGGATCTGTAACTGTTCCAAAAGCAGATTGGACTAAAACAGATTTAGTTTCAGGGAATCCATTTTCTGTTTCTTTTCTAAATAGAACAGCAGCTCTAAATAATTGTCTTTCTTCTGGACTTAAAAAACTAACTTGTAAATCATTGATGTTGCCATCAGTAAATAAGCATTTTACATCTGGTTTTTGCGTTTTATCAATTTCATTATTACCGTTAACAGGAACAGAAGGCTTAAGACTAAATTTACCTCCAATAATTGTGAAATCAAGCAAACAATATCCAGCATGTTCAAAAATAAAATCTCTTAAATTTAACTTTGATGAAATAACACCATCCCAAAAGAAATCATTAGCCTTACAGAATCTAGCTGCATCCGTCATAGAATCTTTGTCAACAGAAACAGTTCCAACAAGTTTTCCTGCACCTATGTTTGTTGTTAACAACGCATAAGCAATTTCAGGGAACAAATTAGACGCACTAGTTCCAGATGTAATTAGTCTTTCTATTTCTATACCTTGTTTAAAATAAGCAGAAAATTGACTAAAGTTTGTCCATTCTTTTGAGCTATTAATAACTAAACCTGCATAAGCCAGATCTGTATATTTTGCTTCGCCGTTAGCTTCTGCATTAACAATTTCATTTACATAGCAAATTTGATGCTCTGGTTCATTCTTGTTACTGTTTACATCACCTTCGTAAATATTCCAATCTTTTATGACATCAAAACGATTTAAATCTTTACCAGGAACATCAACTTCAATAGAACCGACTGTTAAAACAACTTGAATCCTACTTGGTAAGATTTGCCCAACACCTGAAATAGTATTAGGAATATATAAACCTTCTATGGAATGAGCTTGATCGTATCCAACACCTCTATTGTTTGGGTCTATGCTCCATAAAGCATGGTACTTATCACCATCTTTATATACAGTCAAATTTACTTTTAACGTGCCAGCTTGACCTCTTCCTACATAACCGTCATGGATAATATCTACAACCCCACTAAAGAAAGGCGTTGGAGCTACTAATTGTCTATTGTATTGTTCAACATAAAAATGATAATATTTATTATCAGGATGTCCACCTAGAGCATTTTGAGCAGGTTTATATTTAATGTTGTTATGTATAAAAAATACTTTCCGCCAATTCCCTACTCCAGGGCCAGGGTCGCCTCCAGGTGTTTGTCTTGCATCTATTCCACCATTGATAGGATAAAGTTGCCAAATATAATGACCATTTGGAACATAAGCACTTGTTGTTGGATCCCAATAGACAATTCTCCATCCATTGTTGTTAATTATCCCTTGTGAAACCCAATCTAAAGTAGAAGCTCTTCCATCAAAATTAGAATGACTTTTCCATTCTGTTGCAGAAGTATTAGGCAAACTTACCGCACTAACTAATCCATCTTTTATTCTTGTTGAAGCTTCAATATTCCATTCAGTATTATTAATATAAACATCGTCTTTATCTATAGTTTGTGCCTCATTGCCTGAAAATAAAACATTAAACGATCCAACACCTGAAATAACAGAAGAATAATGTTGTAAAGTTCTATGCTGATCATCAGTAGAAGGCATTAAGACATTTACTTGTTTGCCAAAATTATTACCTCTAGTAAAATAATTGCCAGGATAAGGTTTAAATCTATATTCAAATTGTCCTTTTTGTTGTTGAATAGCAATTGAATTATATTGAAATTCAGGCGAATTACCTCTAATAGCAAACAGACCTGTATGCATCTTAACACCGTTAGTTTCAAGTCCGTTTTTCATGTCATGCCAAGTAGTTTGACCAATTTTTCTTACTTGTAACATGAAGAAAGACATCCGAGGTAAGTATCTATCAACTTGCCCTAATTGAATATGTGTTCTGTCATCATACGCACGATCTAATGCTTTTTGCCCAGGTTGACTATTAACATTAGAAAAACGCATTTGTTTGAATACTTTTGACTTAATTCCTATTTCAGTCACATCACAATCTCTGTTATTAGAAACAGTTGCAAAAGCTACTCTTTGACAGGTATAAATGTCATATCCATGATATAAATCATTTTGACCTCTTCCATAGTTTTCAACGCCACTAAGTTTTTGTTTATAAAGAATAGGAGTTGTATCACTTAAGCTATATCTTTCTGTTTTGTTTTGTGCTGAACCTGGATCATGCCAATCAGGATTATTACAATGAGTGCCTAAACTTGCCCCTGAGACAGGGATGTCTATATCTCCAGCTTCTATTATTTTAAATTTATAATGTTTACCAAACTCAATTCTAAAAGGAACTGGATCAGAAACTTCAATACATTGCATTAAAGCTGTTCCAAATAAATATTGTTCTCCTTTAGCAAATAAAGCATCAACATTCTCCCTGATGGATGTTGTCATGCTGTCTATATCGTCAACTCCATGAGGCTTGTAACCCCAAGCATCAAAATTATTAACGGAAGGATCTTCCTGATAACCTTCTTCATATGGGTTTGTGTCATATTTTCTCTGTAAAGCGTTTGCTATCCCACTATCTTTCCCTACTATCTGATAAACAACAATATCTCCCACTGCTCCATAAATAGCATTTGTAGTTGTTCGAGGTCGTCTTGATCCATTCCTTATTACTTCTATAACTCCACATCTTGTAGGCCAATGTGCATATTCAATTTTTTTTCTTTTTCGTGCATTATCCCAACCTGCTTCTTTAGATGTGCCTCTAACTGAAGAAACCAATTCATAAGGTAATTTAACTATTTGAGCATTAGGAACAGGAGCAAAGACACCAAAGGTAACTTGTGTTGTAGGGTTCCTTGCACCACTAAAAGCTTTATTTAAATCAGACGCACCAGATGTCCCTCCTTGCGTATCAGGGACATGAAGAATAAATGGATCACTATGAGAAGCTACTAAATCGGATTCGCTATATCTTTCATTTGTAGAAAACCTTCCACCATTATCTTTAAAATAAACTCCTACTTTATGAGAATTATAAGTATTTAAAAGCGTGTCACCAATTGCAAATCCTGCATATTCTGGTTTTAAACCTAGCTTGCCTAAAGAAAACAACGCTAAAACTTTTAATTGTTGATATTTACCCATGCTTAGGAATTGCGACCAAAGCAATTGACTATTAACCCTGATGCCACCAAAACCTGTTTTTTCTGAAGTGTTAGTAAAAATCAAAGGTATTGCATCACCTAATACTGCTAATTCTTGGATTGAATCAAAAGAAGCTTGTGGAGCAAATCTTTTATTACCAATAGAATCAGCAGTGCGTCTCGACCCACCTTGTTTTTGTTCTTTTGGCTTCGGCGTTAATAGATAAGAAACAGTTGCAGCAGCAACAGCAATTCCCAGTTGAACTAAAGTTGCCTTTGTTATACCAATAGCAGTTAAAGCTTCATTTCTTATGTCAGGAATCAATTCATAGCCTTCGGGCCTTGTTCCGTTATAAGCAGCAGTCGTATCTATAAATTGCCAATATTCATCTTCCGTACATTTTAGTAATTCACAAAATTCTACCTCTGCTGGTAATAACAGCCTTCGACCATGAGGGCGTTTAGGGGCGACCAAATCACCACCTGGCCTCCTAATGTTTTCTGGTAATTTAGCCATCCTTCCTCATACCATGCAGCCATTCCATAACCATCTTCTGATTTGCAAAGACCAATTGTTCCTAGTTTAGGGGGTGATTCAACTCCCCACCGATTTAATTCTTCAAAAAACACGCTGTAATCTTTTTTTCTTAATCTTCGATACCAATCACGCTGTCCTTGAGGAACAGTAAAACCATAATTTGCTAATACTGTACGCACTAAAGACAAGCAATCACCAGCTTTATGTTTTACAGGATCAGCACCTAAACGATAAGGAAGACCAATTAATTGATGTGGTTTCACCTATTTTGTAATGAACCTGTTACAGGTAGATGACCAACAATTTCTTGAGTTAGGACACGATCAGGAGATGAAGCTCCTACAGCGTCAATAGCAGAAGAAAGAATAATTTCAATTGATTCTGGATCATATGACAAAGAAGAAGCTAACCATTGTTCCTCTGTTAACTTTGTTTGTTTTGCAAAAGCATCTGTCATAAGCCAAGTTTCAACTTTAATGTGATATTTTTCTTGCACTGCCTCAATTGCATAATTCATACTTATATCGCTGTTAGCAAGATTTAAAGAGGAAGTCATATTGTCACCTGATCTATTTCTAGCAGCTCCTTGATAAATAAATGAAAGATAATTATGTGAACTAACTAAACCGTGTTTACCATTTTGAAATTTGTTATAAGGACTAAAAGCTGTTCCTGTTTTATTTGGATTTGTACCGTCAAATTTGGTGACAGTAATAAAATTAGTTAGTGCTACAAAACTCATAATCCTATATTGCTCCTTCTGCTGCGTGAATTTTGAAGACTTGCTAATGTTCTAGCTTCTCCTGCCTTTGCACCTCTAGAAGCTGCACTATTAATGATTTCTCCTATTGCAGATTTAGGAACAAATTCTTCAGAGTTAAAGTTCAATATTGGGCCAGAGTAATTAACAGTTGTTTGTGCATTAGCTCCACCTCCTGCGGATGATTGACCAGTACCAGGGATAACAGATTCACCCCTAGCCCCTGCGTTATATCGTTGCATTGACTGAGCCATCTTAGAGGCTGGAATTATATATTCATCCTCCCCTGCCTCTCCTACAAGCCCCATTGTGGGTTTAGTAACTAAACCACCTTGATTAAATGGTCTAATTCCATTTGCAACATAAGCACCTTCAGCAGCCTTTAATCCAAACGCTCCAAAGATTGCTTTCTTCAACATCAAACTTGCAATCTGTTTAGCAATACCAGCAAGAGATTCTCCAAGAGATTTAGTTCCATCTATTAATCCCATGACAGCACCATGTAATCCTCCAGCAATTGTTTCTTTAACACCTTCAAAAGCATCCTTTAATTTATTAACAGCAGATACAGATCCGTTTTCTGTTTTATCTTTATTTTTATCAAGTTCATTATTTGTTTCTTTAACAATGCCAAGATATTCTTTCCAAGCTTTATTAATCTTGCCACCAGCGTTTGCAATTGCTTCTTGAAATTTACTCATATCAATAAACCTAGAATTGCCTTCTTCGTCTGTGTTCCATGCTTTTAAAGTTTCACCAATTTTCGCTCCTGCACCTTGAACTGTGTCAGAGACAGCTCCAGCAACTTTTTTGACTCCTCCAGTCATCCATTCAAGAGCTTTTTTCATCCATTCAGGCAAGTTATTATAAAAATTAGTGATTCGTGTTTTAAGTCCAGAGAAAATAGTTCCAAACCATTCTGAAACTCCAGTTGCAACTCCTTTGAAAAAGTCTTGCATCCATGTCCCAAACCCTGTTAATTTTTCTCCTGCAAAATTTGTCCATTCTCCAACTGTTGTGAATAAAGGTTGAAAAGCTAAAGCAACAGCACCAATAGCAAAACCCAAAGCACTAGCAACCGCTTCCACTAATTGAAAACCTTTTTCAACTTTTTCTAAGAAGAACGTCCAAGCTTTTGTAATTAAAACAATTGCACCATTCCCTTTTCCAAATTGCTCTTCAAAAGCAGATCCAACGCCAGCAAGTAGTTTAAAAAACAATCGAACAGGCAACATTAAAGTTTTTATTGCTATTCCAAGGCCATCAATGACAACAGAAACACCTTGCAAAGTTATTCTTATTGCTGCTCCTAATTCACTTTGCTCTGCAAATAAATTTTTAAACGAATTAGCGACTCTATCCCATGCACCACTAATTGTATTCCCCGCAATAATCGCAGCATCTTGAGCCGCACCTTGAGAATCAGCCTGATTTGCAATTAATTTATTTAATTTTTCTGTGTCTTGTATCGCTACTTGAAGACCTTTAAACGCTTCAATCCCAAAAGCTTCTTGCAATTCACCTGTGCTAAATCCTTCTAATTTTTTAAGTGCTCCAACAAGTCCTTCAGTTCTTAAAGTTGCTTCGTTTAAATCAATTCCTAATTTCTTACCAGCTTGCCCACTAGATATTTTTGCAAGTGCTGAATTTAAACCTGTAAAGGCCGTTTCTATATTTGTACCTGCTGCTGTTGATTGGGCAATAATGGCATTAACTTCATCTAATGAAACCCCTAATCCTGCTGCTGTCGTTGCAACTTTACCTATGTTGTTTGAATACTGACCGATAGTAATAATGCCGTCTGCCTGTGTTTGTGCAAACTTATCCATTAAAGCAGCCGCATCCTTAGCTTCTAATTTGTAAGCATTTAATACTTTTACAGCAGCTCCTCCAGCCGTATTTATATCAGTAAAACCGCCAGTAGCACCAAGACTTGCAGCCTTTAATATCATTGCAGCGTCACCAGCGTTAGTAAAACCAGCAGAAGCCACGTCATAAGCAGCACCAGTTAATTCAGCAACACTTGCAGCACCATTTAATTCAATTGCAACTAATTTTAATTTGCTAGAAAGAACATCAGCATCTCCTCCTAATGTTTCAAATTTCGCACTTGCAAATTCAATTTCCTTCATTGTATTGAAGGCCGCACCCAATCCAGCAATAGCTGACAAAGCAAGGCTGATTGGCCCCATTGCTGTCTTTATGGCTGTACCAAAAGCTTTGACTCCTACAGCTCCAACTTTTGCTCCTGTTCCTGCTGCTATTGCTCCTTTTCCAAATAGCCCAACACCTTTTGCTGCTTTCCCTGCTTTACCTCCTAATTGATCAAACGCCTTTTCTGTTTTCTTTGCAGCTTCAGCAGTCTTCTTTAATTTGGCTGGTGTCCCAAAATCGTCATATCTTATTCCAACTGTTGAAATTAACGAGGTCACA